TAAATCAATATATTGAAGAAGAAAATTCAAAAATGCAACAGCAATGATTAGACCGTTACTTACACCCAGAAGAGTCACAGGAAATGCACAGGCAGGTTTAATTTCTGCTGCAAGAGGTGGTGTTCGTAATGTTCAAAGTTCAACGAATACAATATCAAGAGCACCCGATGTAACAAGGGAGCAAAGATTTGGTATGAACTATGTTGAATTTTTTGGATCTCAGAAAACTTATAAAATTCTACAAAAAAGTATGAGGACTATTCGAGATTCGATGGTATCTACTTTTGCTATTGCTAAAGATTTAAAAGAATCAGTAAAGACAGGTTCAGGAGTGTTTGGATTCATAGGAAAGATAATTACTTTCGGAGCAATAGCACTTCCTTTTTTACCTTTCTTTGGTATTATTAAAACAATTTTAGGACTTGTTGCTCTTGGTGGTGTAGGTGCATTACTATTCAAATTCAAAGATCAAATTATTCGGTTTTTTGAAAGAACTCCTGAAATAGCAAGTAAAATATTTGAGATAATTAAATCAAAAGTAGCAGGATTTACATCTTACATCAAAGATATTATTGCTGATTTTCTTATCTCTAGAAGGATGTCTAAGGAGTTCCAGACTATTAGACGAGCAAGTGAATCAAGATTAGAAGAAAGAGTTGAGGCGGCTGGTGGAACTCAGGATGCAAGAATAGCAGAAATAGATAATGAGATTAGGTTACTAAGAGAAGAAAAAGAAAAATTTATTGAAGATAATAAAAGTATATTAAGAGATAAAAACGCACCAGATGAAGAGAAAGAATTTTATAGAAGTCAACTTAAAGCATTTGATGATAGAATATATGAATTACAAACTGGAAGAGTTCCTACTCAACAATCCATTACACTTCCAATTTTTGGAAGAATTAAAAATCCTTTTGATTTTTTAGGAGGATTTGCGGAAGATGTCACTGCTGAAGAGGGAATTTATTCAACTAAAGATCTTGAAGGTTTATCGGGAGAGGAAAGATTAGATCAAGTTAAAAGAATATTAAGTGAATTTCAAAATAGAGAGGATTTATCAAAAGCAAAATTAATTTATCAAAGAGAACTTGAAACGGAAGGTTTATTAAATCTAAATCAAATTGATCAGGCACTAGATGTATTGCAATATCTTGATGCAGTAGAAGATCCTTTTGCAGATAATAAAGAGATAGATAAAGAATTTGTCAAACAATTAGACACTATCTATCCAATTATGCCCAAAAGGAAAAAAGATTCAAAAATATTTGGTATAAACGTTGATCAAGGTGGTGCAGCAGGTGCTATCAATAGATCTATTGGGGGTGGAAATAATGTATCGGTATTACCGATGGGTAACAATTCACCAAAATCAGATCTTATATCAAATAGCACAGCTGGTTTGACAGATGGCCCCTCCATGAGATTATTTTCTAATGTAGATGTTGACAATTATGTTGCATTAATTAATAAGTCAAGTCTTAATGTTGTATAGGTATGGAAAAAATAAAACCAATTAAAGGCAAATCATCTATATCATCTTTAAGATTTCAGCAAAAATCTGATTTTAAAAGATTCCTAAACTTCATAAAGAATGAGACAGAAGAATTAAAAGGGATTGCAGAACCAAAAGAAAATAAAGTACAAGGCATTTTAGGAGCAGGAGCAACTGGTTTAGGTATCTTAGGTATTGGTGCATTACTTCTTGGTGGTGGTAAGGGAGAGGGTGATGATCTTGAAACAGCAAAAGGATTGGATGGAGGACTTGACGTTTTTGCTGCGATTGGAAGACGTAATGTTCCAGGAGTTAAACCTACTAGAACAATTATACCATCCTCTGTTAATTTCGAACAAGAAGCACCATTTGATAAAGGAACAAGAACTCGTAGCATTAGAGAAAAACAATTCACAGAAGCTAAACCAACTGAAGCTGAAAAAGAAGCAATTAAGAAAAGGAGTGAAGATAAAAGAATAAAAAAACGTTTTACTTATAATAGATTAAGAGAAAAAAGTAAAGTAGGTGCAAACCTAGCAGAAGTTGGTGAAACAAATAAAATTGAATACAGAAATAGAAGAATTATAAAAAAATCATTTAAAGCTCCTGAAGGTACACCTCGAAAAATTGATAAAGGATTTACAACAATCATAAATCCAAAACCTGGTGAAGAAGAAGCATCAAGAAAATTAATAAACCAGAAGAAATTAACTCAAAGAACTTTTGGTAGATTTATAAAAGATAAAAATTTTAGAAGAGATACTGCTAGAGCTTCAGATCAAGCCTTCTTAAATATGATGGATGATCCACGATTGAAAGATATTGAAAGTGATCCTAAAGGAAATAAAATAAGAACAGGTATAGAAAAAGAGACAGGCACAAAGATAAAAGATTTTAAGACAGATAGATTTACAAGGAGATCAACTAGACCTGGTGTTAATACTTTTTCAAATAGAGATCCATTTGGAAGAATTACTGACACTCTTTCAAAAAGAAGTTTTGAATCAAAAGGCCCTCTTGCTAAATTGACTCGAAAACTTCTAAGGGGAAATGCAAAGATAACAAAGGATACTTTTCTTGGTATATCTTACAAGGGCCCTAAATTTTCTATGCTTGCCAAAGCAGTTAATAATCCAGCTGCGAAAGTCATCTTTTTTGGTATTGATCTTTTAAATACATTTCGAGCTGGAGGACAAGTATTCAATTCAAGAGATAATCTTGCTGTTTCTTTGTATGATTTGTACGTATCAATTAACAACTCAATATTTAAAGATGATCCTGAAAAATTAAAACTTTATCAAAGTATATCTTCAAATGAAAAGATAATGGTAAAACAAGTACGAAGAAATGCGGAAATAATGAGAAGACAAAATGAAGCAGTTCAAAAGAAGTTTTTGGAGGCAACAGGAAAAGGTTCTAATAATATTATAGTTGTACCTCAATCTAATAACCAAGGAGGTGGAGCAGGAGGTGGAAATACTAAAATGTTAAGTCCAACAGGTGGGAATGGAATAAGTTTTGTTCCTTTTGAACCATTAAATATAGGTGATGATATACTCTTACATAAACTAAATCAATAATGGCCTTAGCATCTCAAGCACTTAGTTACAAATACGTTGTGATTCAACCGATTGGTGGGAAACCAGTTGATTTAACATCATCTCTTGAACATATTGAATATTTTGAAAACATAATGAGTCCAACCATAACCATGAACATGAAGATAAGTTCAGCTTCTAATCTCGTAGGTGCCTTACCGATTCGTGGTGGTGAAATGATATCACTAGAACTTCAGACTTTGGCTGGAACTATGAAGTTTGGTAAACTTACAAAGGACGAGGGTATTGAACCAGGTTCAGGAGAGTTATATGTTTATGCAGTCAAAAATTTAAACCAACCTTCACAGACTCAATCATTTACCATACACATAACATCACCAGAATATTTTTCAAATGAGACTTCTCGGTGCATGAAAAAATATAAGTCAGCAACTATTGATAATCATGTTCAAGATATATTATTGAATGACATGAAGATAAAACAAGATCGAATTGGTATTATAGAAAAATCACAAAACCCATATGCATTTATTGGTAACATAAAAAAACCTTTCCATACGATTGAATGGTTGTGTCCAAAAGCAATCTCTGGTGTAGGAACAAATTCAAAGCAAGGTGTAAAGGGAAAGGGTCAACGTGCAGAAGCAGTTGGAACTGCGGGATATCTATTCTATGAAAATAAAGATGGGTTTAACTTTAGAAGCATAGAGGGATTAGTTTCTCGAACTAGAGATTATGATGGTAGTGCTGATCCAAAACAGCAAGGAAGAGACATACATGGCCCTTACATATACGGAGGAAAAGGTTCGGCTGGTAATTTATATAAACTCGAAGAGAATTATAAGATAAACTTTTTTAATGTTGATCGAGGATCTGATATTCGTAAATCACTTGCAGTTGGTCAGTTTGCAAACAGCACTATTTTCTTTAATTCATTATCACATGAGGTATCTGTATATGATTATAGACTGCAAGAACAAATAGGAAAAAAATTAGGAAAGGAGGATGAAACTGAGCACTCTCTTAAATCATTAAACAGTAGACTCTTTGTTAGAATTTCTGATCATGGAACACTAGGTATTGGAACTGATGGATTTCAAACTTCAGGAAGAGATGAAGCAGACCAAGCAAAATCAATATCAAGGTACAACGCATTATTTTCACAATCCTTAAACATTCAAGTTCCATGTAACACAAACTTGAAAGTAGGTGATATAATAAATTGTGTATTCCCTAATCTGAGACAAGGACAGACTGATTCTCTGGATGAAAGTGCGAGTGGAAATTATTTAATTGCAAGATTAAACCATCACATCCAGACAAACGCATGCTTTACCGCACTTAACTTAGTTAGAGATTCTTATGGTTACGCACAAATCAAACCCACGAAAGCATCTGATGCAGCTGTCGAGGGTGGTTATACCATAAGTAAAAAGAATATCAAAGATACAGGAATGCTAGTTAGAGCCGATAATGCACAGTACGGAAATAGTTTTCCAAAAGGTTCCTTTAACATATCTAAATAACAATGTACATACTGTACATGGAGGAAAAAAATGAAAAGCATAGAAGAACACATCGAACACGACAAGGAAGTTCTTGCCGACCCACAAACCTCTGAACCTATGAAGAGACATATGCTTGAAGAGTTACATGAACTCGAAGTATATGCAGATCATCATCATGATGAGATAGAGGCAGGTGATCATCACGATCCTAATGTGTTGGAATTATTCTGTGAGATGCACCCCGATGAACCAGAGTGTTTAGTATATGACGACTAATGATTGATCAGTTTGCTGCTCTAGGTAAAACAAATTTCATAGGAAAAGATGGATTCAACTGGTGGATTGGCCAAATTGCTCCTCAACAATCATGGAGACCTATAAATGCTTATCTATCACAAAAAGAAGATTACCAACATAATCGAGTAAAAGTTCGTATTATTGGATATCATCCTTTTGATGATGAAGGAAACATTCTTCCTGATGTGGATTTACCGTGGGCAGAAGTATTGATTCCCACTCATTCTGGATCTGGTCAAGCAAGTCTAGGTGAAAGTATGATTCTTGCTGGTGGTGAAACTTGCATAGGATTCTTTTTAGATGGTGAAGATGCACAACAACCAGTAATTGTAGGACTTCTACCCAAATACAATAGGGTTGAAGAAGCATACAATAAGACAGAATCAAGACAAATAAAAAGTAGTGGATTCAAACCATTTGAGGCTGATTTAGCAGGATCTGCTCCTGATATTGATTCCAATTCAAGACTTCAAGATGGAACTAGAATAGCAGTTGTTCCTAAAAATCTAGAGAACAGTGCCCAAAGCACCAATTCTCAAAAGAAGAACACTAAAAAAACAAGTGCTTGGACACCTTGTAATGATTCTGTCATTGGAAAAAGCACACAAGCAATCACTGACTTCATAACAGTACTACAGGGACTTGAAAATGTTGGTAATAGTTGGATTGATCCACTGACAAACTCAGTTGTCAACATTCAGGCAGAGTTAGCATTTGTCACAGGACAAATCTCTGGTATCATGAAAGGAACTATAAATTCTGTTAAGACCAACCTTTTAAAGAACTTAAACAAAAAATTTAAAAAACTTTTAGGGCCTTTGAAAGCAGGTGCAAAAGGAATAGATTC